TTGGTAACAAGAATTTGGTAACAAACAAATATATATATCATGGCAGAAAGACCATTATACACTTTATACAAGAATCTGAAAGCACAGAACTATGATGTGCCTGATGATTACAATAATTTTGAGAGTGCTCTGACAAGAGACGGAAAGGGCGGTGCGGATAACAGACACGCTATCTATGAGAACTTGAAGGCTCAGAACTTTGATGTTCCATCAACTTATGAGCGTTTTTACTCTGCACTCTTTGAACCTCGTAGTAAGACTTCATCTAGAGCGAAGGGCGGTAGCGTTCCTATGAGTGCTGCTGACCGTGCTCGTTTCTCTGCTGGGTCAGCAGCAATCTCGGCTAGTGCTCAGCAGACAATGAACAATGCTGGCAGATACAACAGACTGAAACAACGCAAGCAGAAACAGCAGAAGGATTTCGGTCATGTGAAATTGGGTACACATCAGACTCCTTATGGTGGTGATGCAAACAATGTGGTGAAGGATGATTTCGCTTACAATCCTGAGACTGGCAAGACTGGCGCATACGTTACCTCGGACAATGAGAATGTTTATTCTCTTCCTGAAGCTGAGCAGATGCAAGCTATACTTGACAAGCAGAACGATGCCTATCAGGTAGCGGTAGATACTGGTGAGATTCCATCTGCCTTTGATGTTCGTGACAAGAATGGTAACTATGACTTGCAGGAGAACATCGGCAAGAATGGAACCTACCTTACTGAGGAGGGTGCTCAAAAGCAGTTTGACAAGAAACTGGCTGATGCCTATGCCCGAAAGAAGGAGATTGAAGCTCTTATCGCTGAGGATAATCGTCAACACGGAAATCCTTTGCTCTCTTATGGTGCTAGTATTGGTGCAGGTAACGGAAGAACTGCTGAGCAGAGTGACTATAGAAATAAGTTGGCAACCTCTCTTTCTCTGGTTACTGAGCAGATTGGTGCACTTGAAGCGGTGAAACAATATCCTACAAGTAGCTGGGGTGAGGATGCCTTGAAGGCTCTTGACAATACTGCATTTACTGCAAAAACATGGGATTTCGGTCTGACTGACTTCGCTATCATGGGGCAGATGGAACGTATCAAGACAAAGATGGATAACAATATTCCTCTCTCTGGTTCTGATAAGATGCTCCTGAAGAGTAAACTTGGTGCGGATGCTGCTACGGCTCTCGAAGATGAGAAGATGGGTAGCGTCTATCGCTGGACGAAAATTGCAGGGCAGAGTCTCCCATTTATGGCTGACTTCTTTCTGACTGGCGGTTATGGTGGTATTACTAAGGGCATCAGTCGTGGAGCCTTGAAATTTGCTGCTAAACGTGGCATGGGCAAGGTGGGTGCTGCCATCTTGAAGAATACTGGTATCGTGGCTGGCGATGTAATCGGCTCGTATGCGATGGCTGGAACTGAGCAAGCGTTGAAGACTGGTGCTGACATCATGCAGCGACATCTGGGTAATCTGTATCAGGATGAGAAGGGTGATTATAAGTTTGGCACTTTCGATGAGAATGGAAATCTTCTGCATGAGGGTGGTGAGTCTATTGGCACTGCTCTCTATAAGGGTATGACCTCTGCTATGGTAGAGAACTATACAGAAAAACTCTTCGGTCACAACTATGGTATCAAGAAGGGTGCTGTCAACTTCATGGAGAAACATGGTATGAATGCTTCTGCTGAGTTCTTCAAGAATATCGGCAAGAGTGGATGGTACACCAATTCCAAGAAGTGGATGGAAAAATTCGGTATCAATGGTTTCGCTGAGGAAGTGATGGAGGAGGAGATTGGTATTCCTCTTCATGCCCTGCTGGATGGTGAAGGTAAGGTGAGCGACCTTCTTGATGCTAAGCAGCAACTCGACATTATCGGTGGTATGGCTATCTCTGTTGGCTCTATGTATGCGATGGGTGCTGGCTCCCGACCAGTAAAAGGTATCTACAATCGTGCTCAGTACTACCGATTCCGCAACAAGGTGAACGTGGCTGATAGTGATGCAGAGAACCTTATGGGCGATAACTGGGCAGACATCAAGGATAAGATTGACAATGCAACCAACGAGCAGATTGGTGGTGTGCTGGCTGATATTCTCAGACAGAGAGATACCATGACCAAGGAGCAGATTAATGCAGCTGTAAATTATGGTATCAACTTGATGAAGATGCGTGGCTACAATATTGCCAAGACTGCTGAAATGAATGCCAAGGAGATTACCAACGAGCCAACAACACCTGAGGAGCAGCATCAGGCAGATATTGACAATGCTTATTCTGAGGGGCATGATGCTGATGATGCAGACAAGCATGACATTCAGATTCAGCAGGAAGACCAGATGAAGACTCTTGCAGCAGCCTTGGGTATCTCTGAACAGCAGCTATCTGCCATGAGTGATGAGGAACTGGAATCCCTGACTGGGCAGGATGATAAACTTGACCAAGCTATCTATGACTACCAGTTGTCTTCTGCCCGATACCAAGGTGTGGTTGATGATGCACAAGATAAGGTTGACCTCGCTGCTCATCAGGCAGAACAGCGAGTTGATATGTACACAGACCAGAGTCGTGGTTCTGTCCGTAACGCTACTATCAAAGCATCAGGCGGCTTGGAAGACTATGGTGTCTATATTATCAGTGGCAATATTGCTACTCATGATGATGGCTACATTGATGTAAGCAATAGCGATGATATGATTTTATACTATGACCCGACAACGAATAGTGTAGAACATGCAGATGCGTTTATGTTCGCTGAACTGGGTGAAGAACTTCCTGCTGATGAAGTGAAGGCTCAGGCGGTATCTGATGCTAAAGAGAATGCTATCAAAGAAGTGGCTGGCATCATTGATGGAACCGTTGAAGTTGGCTCCCAGTTCAATGTGACTGATACTGATGACTCTGAACATACCTATGAGGTGTTGGCTGACTATGGTGATGGTACTGCTGCTATCTCTATAGATGGTAACGTGGTGGAGAATCCTTATTCGCTTGCAGACTTGCAGCAGATGAAAGACTTGGAAGACCAGAAGAGACTGGAAGCTGCCAAGGCTGAGCGTGAGCAGATGGAGAAAGAACGTGCTGCCCAGCAGACTCAGGAGACAGAAGAGACTCAACCTTCATTTGACTTCAATCAGATTCTCAATGATAATGGTAACGTGGTGCTCGTTGATGTGCTCGACAAGGATGGTAATACCAAATATCCTGACTCTAGATTGTTCCTCATTCGTGATGCTGGTGCCAAGGCTAAGGTAGTGGAGTTGAAGAGTGATGGTACTCTTGTTCCTCATGCTGTGAACAAAGAAGATGTGGCAACTATCTCTTCTATGTCGCTCGATGAATACAAACAAGCTATGCCTGAATCCTCTATGATAGAGGATAATAGTGGAGAAAAATCTGATGAGGATTCTCAGCTTGCAAATCTCGGTTTGCCTAAAGGTAGTGAGATATGGATGAGTGGCGATGGTTTCGGAAGACCAAAGGAAAACACTCAATCAAAAGTTGTCGGTATTGATGAGCAGGGCAGTATCATCCTTGAAGATAAGGATGGTAAAAAATGGTCTGCATCATTTGATTATATCAACAATCATCGTGAGCTTCCACCTTTGGATGAGAATACCAATATCGTTAATGAGGAGAATAATCAATCGGAATCAAATGCCGAGGAGAATACTCCTGCTCCTGAGCAGACTCCTGCCATGACCCTTGAAGATGGAACCATTGTTCCTATGCTGGAGGATGGCAACCCTGACTTCTCGAAGCTAACAGCCGCACAGACTGCTGAGCTATATGATAATCAGTTTGGTGAGGATGCAGATAGTATCGTATCTGGATATGTGTCTGATGCAAAGAAGGCACTCGACAAGGCTAGCAACATGACCGTGAAGGGCAAGACTTTCGTGGAGCAGAAGGCGGCTAAGGATGCCAAGGAGAAGGCTATTGCTGATGCTCAGGCGGCTTATGACTCTGCTATCGCTATCCGTGATGCTTATAATGAGCGACAACTTGCCAAGGTGGAAGATACTGCTGAGGGTAGAAAGGAACTCATTGAGAAGGCAAGAAGAAAGTTCGCTCGCTTGAAGAGTGCTGTTAAGGATGATGCTGAGGCTGTATCACAACTCTACCGAGAAACTATCGGTTCTCTCCTTCATCGTCTGTATGATAGTACTGGTATTGACGTGACTGATACAACTCCGCTTACTGCAGAGGAGTATGTGGCTAGCAACCTCGGTGCTCATTCTCTCAACTATGAGGGAACAGAGACAAGCAAGGGTGTTAAGCAGGAGACTGGATTGAGCAGAGAAGACTTTGCCAAGACTCAGTTGCTCGCTGCTGATGGCAAGGGAACTACCATTGATGCGCTCGTTCATAGCTTGTGGGAGAATCGTCCATCCAACCTTGAATCACTCGACACTCATGATATTCGGAATGCTCTCATCGGTGTACTCAATAGCGGTTTCAAGGCATCGGAAGCAAGGAATTTTGTTGAAAATATTCGTATTGCTCAGGCAGAGAACATACTTGAAGAGCAGAAACGTGCTCAGGAGAATGCAGCCTATGCTGAGCAGCCAGAGGCTGAGTCAGAGGCCGAGTTGAAGGCGAAGTCGGATGAAAAGGCTGAGTTGAAGGCGAAGTCAGAGGCGAAGTTGGATAATGAATCGGATAATGAATCTAATGATTTGTCTAATGAAACGGATAATGAGAAGAAAAATGACAATATAAATGATAATATAAATGTTCCTGAGGATGCTACAGATGAAGCTCCTTTAGGCGCAGAGCGTGATGAATCTGACATTCCTTTCTCTGCCAATGAGAATGGCAAGCAGCAGACAACTGCCGAGCGTGCTGCTGACGTAGAGAAGAATAAGGTGGATGATATGAAGGTCGTTGACAATATCGTGGGCGAGAAGACTCGCAAGGCTTTCGAGAGACTGTCTAAGATGATGGGTGCTACCATTCAATGGCAGTACTCAGACAAGTTGGGTAATGGCTGGATTCAGGAGACTACGGATGCCGATGGCAACGTGCATCGTACCATCTTCATCACTCTTGACTCTTCTATCACGGAAGGTGCTCAGTTTATCTTCGGTCATGAAATGACTCACCAAATCAAGAACCTGAACCCTGCTGCATACAATGAGTTGACTCAGCTTGTGCTTGATACCTATGGCTCTGATGCCTTCGACAAGGCGGTAGATGAGACCATGAAGAGATATTCTGATGCTGGATTCTATGGACGTGCTAGAGATTACTATGCTGAGGAGGTGGTTGCTGATTCGGTAGGTGAAATGATTCGTGACCTCAACTTGGCTCACACTCTCGCTATGAAGATGTCTCATCCTCTGCTCGCTGCTATCCATGAGATATTGAAGAAGATTAAGTTGGCATTCTTTGGTACTGAGTATAGCGATGTGACCAAGAACATCATCCGCTCTATTGAACAAGCCTACGTGAAAACTGCCAATGGTCAGGTGACAAACTCTGAGACTGGCGAAGATGTTTCATTCTCTCTTCGTCAAAAGCCTGAACCTAAGAAGAAGGGTGTCGGCTATAAGGTGTTCGTGCTAAAGGATGGCAAACTCTATCCACCAATGGTAGCGAACCCTGATGGTGCTGCTACCCCAGTGGGTGTATGGCTCGATGCTGATGCTGCTCCTATTGCAGGAGAAAGCAAGACTGGCAGACCTCAGGTTAAGCAGGGCGGCAAGGGAACACAAGGCGGTAGCGGCAAGTTAGCCTATAGACCAGGATGGCATCTTGGTGTTGTGCCTTATGCTATCCAGTTCAACCGTAAGGATGCTGAGGGAAACAAGACTCTCTTCCCTAAGAATTTCGTCTTCGCTGAGGTGGAGTATGCTGCTGATGTAGATTATCAGGAGGAAGCTCGCCAAGAGGGTATCAATCCATCGGGCAAGTATCAGCATTCATTGGCTGGCTTGAAACATCTGCCTACTGATGGATATTATATGTATCGTACCAACCCGAACCCTGAGACAGACCCTTGGGTGATTACTGGTGCGATGAAGGTGAACCGTATCTTGACCAGAGCAGAGCAAGCAGACTTGGTAAGCAAGGCTGGTCGTGAACCTCAGCAGATTCAGGAGGGCGATATTGTTACTGATGATGTCGTGAACAGCATCAATCAGGAGATAGCTGATGCTCCTAAGTTCTCGTTGAAGGATAATCAGGAGAATCCTCTGAATCAGGATGGTACTTTGAAACTGGATAAGATTAAGTCCGTTGATGAATTGACGGATGAAGACTTCACTAGTGCCTTTCGTAATGTAGAGCTTCCTGCTATACCAAAGAATGTGGATGCTGCTATAGGGGCAAACGGAAAGCCTATTGTTATCAAGAAGAATATTTTTGAGAAGAATTGGAATGCTCACAAGTTTACTCCTGCTGAAAGCAAAAAGGTATTGAATGATGCTTTATACAATACTGATTTAGTAGGGCACACACAGCCAACAAAGAAGCCTAACCATTGGGTTGCAATCAAGTTGGATGATAAAAGTCCTATCACCGTGTTGGAAGTAAACGACAACAAGAATAATGTTGAAGTTGTTGGTTGGTATACACTTGATGAAAGAAATCTTGGGAGAATAAAAAGACAAGCTGAACGAAATGGCGGCGAACTCATTATGTTAACTCCTAAAGATGATAAGGTGGAAAGCCTTTCCACTCCTCCGCTCAGCTCTGCTGCAAATATAATCAATTCTTTTGAAACTACCAAGGAAAATGGCGAAAAAGTTGATGTTGAGGGCACAAAATTCTCATTGAAAGATGAAGAATACCTGAAAGCGGTGGAAGATGGCAATATGGAAAAGGCTCAGAAGATGGTGAATGAAGCTGCCGATGCTGCTGGCTATTCCACAGATTCCAGCTATCAAGGTACATCTGCCTTCAATGGTGCTGCACCTTGGGGTAATGGTTACTTCTTGACAAAGGACGAACGCAAGGAGGCTTGGGATAATGGCGAGTTTGAAGGTGAATCAACTCTTGGTGATTATATCAATGATGATATTGATGGCGGCAACTTGGAGGAGTTGACTAATGCCGCATCTTATCGTGCAGCTGACCCTATGCGTAAGGAGGCTATTGATAACGTTCGTAATGCTATTCAGAAGAAAGCTAAGACTATTACAATGTATCGTAGTGTTCCTTCTGATGTGAAGGAAGGTTCTTTCCGAAATGGTGACTGGGTTACTCCAAGTCGTGCTTATGCTGTTGATAATGCAAAATTGCATGGATGGGGTGACGATTACAACATCATCGAACAAAAAGTTCCTGTTGATGATGTGTGGTTTGATGGCAACGATATTGCAGAATGGGGCTATGGTCGTGAGGAAGATTATATCAATGATACAGACTTCGCCTATAAGAACAGCAAGAACAACAAAAAGTTGCTTGATGCCGTTACCTATGATGATAATGGTAATGTGATTCCTTTGTCTCAGAGATTCAATGAGAAGAATAAGGATGTGCGTTTCTCTTTGAAGGATGAGAAGACTATGTTTGGTATGCACAACATCAGCGTTGATAAGCTAAGAAAGGCTATCAAGCAGGGCGGTTTTGCTGCTCCTTCTATGGGTGTTGTTGACTCCAAGAACGGAATATACTCTGATTATGGAGAGATTACCCTGATTCCTAAGGCTGAGAAGCTGGCTAAGAGAACAGGCAAGAATGCTGGAACCTTCACGGCTGATGCTTGGACACCTACCTATCCTCAGGTGGAGAGAATCATGAATAAGCAGGGCGAGAAGGCTTTCAATACCGACATGAACGTGAAACTTGGTGATGTTGATAATGGTATCTATTCCAATGTAAGAGAAAGCTGGAAGGGATATTTGTCAAGTGGCGATGTTAGTGACGGATTGTACTGGCACTACTTGTTTGATAAGGGCATGAATCCTGAAACTATCTATCAGACTGGCAAGTATGACAACGATATTACCAACGAGGTAATGCGTATCTCAGATAATGGCAACAAAACTGATTATACTGATAAAGAGGTAGCAGAACTGATTCAACTGATGAATAAGGCTACTGGCAAGGATAATGACGTAGATGCTCAACGTGAGAAATTGAAGGCTCGTATCGCAAGTGCAGAAAAGCAGGGTAATCATTTTCTTGTTGCTTTGAAGAAGAAACGTCTTGAAGAACTTGAAGGCGTGGAGAACTTCTATATCGCTGCTGATTTCGTGAATGATGTGGTTCGCAATAACAGAAAGAATGGAAAGGTAGATGTTAACGACACGATGGGGGCTGCAAAGAAGAAGGTGGAGGATAATAAGAAGTTATCTGATGATTTCCCATCTTGGCTGGATAAGAAGACAGAGGAATATGGTGTTGAGGAAATGCTTTATAATGGCACTACACCTAGCGGTAAGCCTAAGTATATCCATAATACTATAGAAAATGCTGTGAAGCTCATGAAGAAACAGGGTGTGGCTGGCGGCTATACTGCCTTCGGCTCAGAACTTGGTGTGTTCATAGCAAAGAACTCTCCTGAGGTTAATACGCTTGCTGCCATGAAGAATGCCAAGGATAAGTTGATTCCTTTTGGCGATGAGAGACATAATCAGATAAAAGACAAGATTACCAAGGAGTTCTTGGAATTGTCTGATGAAATCCGTGTTGGCTCTAATAACAGATATGCGTTTGATGATAGCGGTGTTTCTCGTATGGTTGAACTTACTGACAATAAGGGAAATGAAAAGGAGTATTTGAAGAAGGCTTATAATATTGAGGTATCTGATGAGTGGATGGATAGATACAATAAGTTGCTTGATACAATCAAGAAAGACTATAAGGTGTTCTATTTTGAAACCAAGTTTATGAGACCTTACGGACTTGATGAGTTTGAGAAGGCTATCGTTCCTAGCGATACTCCAAGTGATGTTATAGATGCCTTGAAGAAGGCTGGCATTGATGTGAGCAGTTATGAGCGTGGAAATGCTGAGGATAGACAGAAGGTTACTATGGATGCTATCAATAGCAGCGACAATATTCGTTTCTCTCTCGCTGGCGAGCGTGGTGCGGCAGATATGGCTGAGGATTTGAAGAGTCTGAACACTCCTGATGAGGTGGATGATGCTATCAAGACTGCTATTGAGGATATGCCGAGCGGCTGGAAGATGGCTAACAAGAAGATGATTCATATTGCTCAGGCTCTGGGCGAGAACCGCAAGGCAGAGATTGCTGGCGAGGAACCTAAGTTCTCCCTGAAGGATGGCACTCTCATTAAGGCTGGAACCTACTTTAGCGGTGGCGGTCTTGTTGAGGAAGGCTTGAAGGGTATCATCGACCCAGTGGTGGCAGTAGAGTATGACGAGAAGATAAGCGGTGTTTATCGCAATAACTTCGGGCAGCACATCGTTACTGCTGATGTTCGTGATGTTGACCCTAAGGAGTTGGTTAAGCAGATAGATGGCGAGGTGGAGTACTTCCATGCCAGCCCAGTCTGCAAGAACTACTCTCAGGCAAAGAGTAACCATGCTGAGGTGGAACTTGACAAGGAGACTGCTGCTAGTACTGCCGAGTTTATCAATGCTGTGAAACCAAGGGTGGTGACCATTGAGAATGTGAAGGGCTATAAGGATTCGGATGCGATGAAGATTATTACCGATGCTCTGGATGCGAACGGCTACACTTGGGATGCAGATGTGTATAACGCTGCTGACTATGGCGGCTACACCAACCGAGAGAGATTGATTGTCCGTGCGGTTCGTGATGGTAAACTTCCTGCCAAGCCTGAGAAGATGGCACGCAAGAGCGGATGGTATGAAGCTGTGGCTGATATTATCCCGACCCTGACAGAGAAGAAGAATGGTGTGGCTCCTTGGATGGATATTCGCTTGAAGGCTGATGGCATTGACTGGAGAAACATTGACAAGCCATTGTATGTGATGGGTAGTGCCTATGCTGACGGCAAGGTTCCTCATGCCTTTGCTGATGAACTCCTGCCAACACTCAGAACGAAGAGTGGTGATGTGATTGTGATGCCTAACGGCAAGGTGTATCGTGCCATGGGTAGAGTGCTCGCAAGAGTATCAGGAGTGAGCGATGATTACAAGATGCCATTCTCTGAGAACCTGAGCCATACCATCATCGGCAACGGAATCCCTACCCAGTTGACGGAACATGTGATTGCTCCTCTTCTTACTGGCTCTGACCCTAAGTTTAGCATCCGTACCTATCATGGTACTGGTGCTAGCTTTGACAAGTTCGATTTCAGCCACATGGGTGAAGGCGAAGGTTCACAAGCATTTGGATGGGGTGGTTATGTTACTAACTCTAAGGATATTGCTGAGGACTACACAAGACGTGCCAAGATAAGGAAAGATAATGGCGGTTTTGAATTTGTGACAGATATGTCTGCCAATAATAAAGATATGGTAAGACAATATATCTATAAATATAAAGATGTAAACAAGGGATTGGATGCTATGAGAAAAGACCTTTCTTCTGCTCTAGAAATGTTCCCTGATGATGATGATTTAAAGGAACTTAGCAATATTCTTGCAAAGAAGAATGAGGAAATAGCTGTTCCTGATAATATTGCTTATCTTTATGATGTGGATATTCCTGATGATAATGGAGATTATCTTGACTGGGATGCTCCTTTGACAGATAAACAGAAGAATACAATCATTAAAGAATTAAGGCGATTAAAAATAGATTTTGACGACTTTAAAAAGCGTGGTTTTTCTTTTGATGGTTCATTTGGCGGTAATGCCTATGATTTTCTAATGTATGCTTTAAGAAGAACAAAGAAGTGGAAAGATGTAGATGCTAGTCGTGCAGTTAGTAAGTTCCTGTCTTCTATTGGCTTCACTGGTATCAAGTATAAGGCTGGTACTATATTTGGCGGTGCAAAGGAAGGCGATTACAACTATGTGATATTCGATGAGAACAATGCCAATATCGTGGGGAATACCCGATTCTCATTGCGCTATGACCAGTTTGAGCATGACCTGAACCAGTGGAAGAAGGATAATAATCTGCCTAAGGATGCCCAGCGACCAACAATCCCACAACGTAACGCTGGTGAGAGTGCTGTTGACTTCCTGAGGAGAGTAGACGAGTACCGCAAACAGATGGCTCTGTGGAAGACAGCTCCAACCTACGAGCAGCATCTTCTGAGTGACGATACAGCCCTTGGAGAGTTCAACCGAGAGTTGCAGCGTGGTTCTGTGCTCAAACGTATCGCTTTCCAAGATAGTATGCTGGCTATCCGTAAGGCTCAGGAAGCTATTATGAAGGAAGTTGGTGTTGACCGCCTGAACATGGCAGAGGATGCCTATACTGCCGAGAACCGCAGCCATGGCAAAGGCAAGAACGAGTTTGAGGAGTACAATAATGAGTTCTTGCAGCCATTGAGAAAGGCTTATCATCAGATGAAGAAGGTACTGGGCGATAGCTATGATAATGTTCGTATCTACATGATGGCTAAGCATGGCTTGGAGCGTGATGCTCAGATGGCTTTCAAGAAGTCACTGGATGCTGACTTTGAGGACGTGGCTCAGAGAAGTGCGGCATACAAGGCTTATAAGGGCGATATGAACCGTATCATTAATGATAGCGACCTAGAGTTTGGCAGAGTAGACTTCAATACTTGGAGACAGAGAGACAACGCTCTCAGAACGAAATACTCTCCTTCCTATATGGACTATCGTTATGATGAGAATGGTATCGTCTCTGATTACTCAGGCTTGTCTCAGCTATTAGGTGGTTCTGACTTTGAGGAAGCTGCCTACAAACTGGTAAAGGATATTGAGGATAAGTATGTAACCGAGACTCACAACCTCTGGGATGCAACGAATGCGGCTACCAAGAAGATTCTCCGTGATGGCTATAAGGCTGGCATGATGAGCAAAGATACTTATCAGTATGTGCGTGATATGTATAGCCATTATATTCCTCTCCGTGGCTGGGATGGCACTACTGCCGACCAAGTATGGGACTATATTGGTGGTGGAAAGGGTGCGTTCAATCAGACCTTGAAGAAGGCACACGGACGAACCTCTATCGCTGATGACCCTATCGCCTACATCGAGAATATGGCAGAGAGTGGAATCCTGCTGAACAACAAGAACTGGGTGAAACAACACCTGATGCTCTTGGCTCAGAATCATCCAACTTCCCTGCTGACCCTGAGCAAGGCTTGGTATGTGAAGAGTACGGATGCCAACGGCAACGAGGAGTGGATTCCTGCTACACCTCAGATTAGTTCTCAGATGAATAGTAATCAGGTGAAGGCTGCCATTGATGCTTTTGAGAAGAAGATGGAGCAGATGGCTCAGACTGGCGATGCTACTCAGAAGAGAGACGGATTGAACATAGCCTATCCTCAGACTCACAGCGAGGAGAGAGAGCATGAGGTGCGAGTGATGAAGGATGGCGAGGAATATGTTATCTACGTGAATGGTGACCCTCAGTTGGCTCAGGCGATGAATAATACCAGAGCACACCGAGTAAGAGAGATTCAGAGCGGCAAACTTGATAGGGCTGCTGCTTGGTTGGGTAGAAAGATGGCTGCTGCCTATACCAGTCTTTCACCTCTCTTCATCCCTTCCAACTACTTCCGAGACCTGACCATGACGCTGGCATCTACAGCTATCCGTGAGGATGCAAAGTACAACTATCTGCTCAGAAAGAATCTTGCTACCTCTTGGAATCTCGGATTCATGCTGAGAGATTTTCAGAACGGAAAGTTGAGAGATAAGGTAAACAACGGAAACGCTACACCAAAGGAACAGATGTTCTATGACTTCATGATGAATGGTGGTGAAACTGGCTTTGTCTCTTCGCTTGACGTGGAAGACTTGAAGAAGAAATTCAAGAACGACTTGAAGGATTTGGATAGATGGAAGGCGAACCCAGTAAAGGTAGGACATACCATTATGGATAGCATTGAGTTCCTGAACAGAGCAATTGAGGATAGTAACAGATTTGCGGTTTACATGACATCTATTCAGTATGGTCGTTCTATTGATGAGGCTGTGAATGATGCCAAGGACGTGACTCTGAACTTCAACCGCAAGGGTACTGGAGAATATGGCTGGCAGATGATTAGAAATCTCTATCTCTTCATCAACCCAGCGGTACAGAGTTTGCAGACATTGGGTGCGCTTGCTAAGCATCATCATTTCAAGTTTACGGCTGTTACTGCATCGTGGTTGGCGAGTGGTGTGCTGGTTCCTATTGTTAACGCTGCCCTGATGAGTCTGCTGGGCGGTGATGATGATAAGGATAAGTACTGGCAGTTCACCAAGTGGGATAGACGAAACAACTTTATTATGTGGGTTCCTACTACCCATGAGTTCGTGAAGATTCCTCTTGCTCAGGAGTTCCGTGCTTTCTATGGAGTAGGCGATATGATTGCATCCAAGATGATGGGTGGCGAGTTGGCTGAGGAGAGTTGGAGCCAGTATGCAGAAGACTTGCTCGGTCAGGTAGTGGATATGCTTCCGCTTGACCCTACTGGATATGATGGCAATATTGCGGTCAGTCTGATGCCGAATGCTATTCGCCCAGTTTTTGAGTTGGCTTTCAATGTTGACTTTACTGGCAAGCCATTATTCAATGAGACAGAGTATAACAAGTATGACCCTAACTTTACCAAGGCATACGTGGGCACTCCTGATTGGTTGGTACGTGCATCAAGGATGGTTAACTCAATCGGAAACGACTATCCAGATGTGCAGCAGAACAGCATTGATGCTTTCGGTGACCCAAGATACAATCTGAATAACCCTGCTGTGGTTGACCATGTATTGTCTTCTTATCTCGGTGGTGCTTACACCATGGGCAGTCAGGTGCTCGGTTTGCTTACCAAGTCGCTCAATGACCCGAAGGAAATTAAGGTGGCTGATATTCCATTATTCAGTAAGTTCGTCAGCAATCCTGATGATAGACCGGTTACTAAGAAACAAGGTGATGAGTTCTGGAATATGAAGGAGAACCACGACCGTGCAGCCAATACCCTGAGCAAGTTGAAGAAACAAGCTAAGGTGGATGGCGATTACTCAATGCTGGAGCGGTTCTACGGCTCAGAGGAGTATAAGAAGTACAAGCAGGATGATGTGAAGGTGAAGAAGTATGAGGAAGACAAGAAGAAGGAACGTGCTGAGGATAGTGGGGAGGAGTATAGACCTCACAAGTTGAATGCCGAGGATATATACAAGGCTCATGCTACTCCGAAGGATGATTTCGAGGACTTGAAGCTGAAACAACTCTACACCAAACTGAACGGATTCAAGACTTCCTATGACCTCTTGGTTGATACGGCTCCTAGTCAGAGCGATGGATACTACAACAACAACAAGGCTGCCATTGATGCCATTGACGAGATTTCCCTTGACAAGCAGGAGATTTCCGAGTTGAAGAAAGGTTTCTTGGATGATGGCAAGGATGCCTACAACGCTGAGGACATGAAGCAGATTCGTGACCTGAGAAAGAAGATTCTTTCCGTGCTGGAGAAGGCTAACAAGATAGTTGTGGCTAACCAGAAGGCAAAGGCTAAGAAGTAATACATATATGACTATCCCCTGAAAGTGCTATGCTTTCGGGGGATAATTGCTTTCAATCTGAAACTTTTTACCCCTTTTTCTTGTGTGAATCTATCAATCTGTAAGTATTTATAAAGTTTAACTTTTAAAGTTGTGTATAAATGTAGCTATTTCCTAATTTATTATTATATTTGCCACCTCTAAGATTTTTTATTAAATAAGTAAAAGAACCTCAATCATATAAACTTTTAGAAAACAATGGCTTATGAGAAAAGAAGAAGACGAAGACCAACGGGTCAGGAATTTGTTTAGAGAGATAACTAAGTTACTCCCTGAACGCAGCAAGATTAAGACGGACTTGCTTTATTTCAAGTATGCGCCTATATTGGTCATGCTTTTCAGATGGTATAGTGTATCTCAGTTCTACGACAGCAAGATGGAGATAACGCTGTGGTATGAAGAGAACGAGGAACCATGTTATATGATGGGGAGTCTGTGTGAGAAGTTCTTTGATGTTTCGAGTGTTAATAATGTTAATTGATAGAGACAAACCGAAATAATTAGTTATCTTTGCAGCAATTAAACATTCAAACTTATGAAGAAGAAAATTATATCTTATATTATAGGTATACTTGGCTGCATCATCATTGATGCAGGATTTGTTGCAATGGTAGTTGCTTTTAAAGCATCAAGACCATTTTATGATTATATCTTTTTTGGTGTATTAGCGCTTCTTGTTGATTTTCTGTTTCTTGCTTTTGTTGGTTTATGCTTTGAGAAGCCAGAAAATAAATGCTTGGTGATTAAACTGCCTGGTACAGTAGATGATGATAGTTTGCCTAAGTTAAAATAGGAACAGAAAACTTGAAGAATAAATACAAGAAAAGGGAGTGCTAAACAACACTCCCTTTTCTTTTATCTTCATGGTTTACTCCCCATACTTTGGTTTCTCATACACCAAGTTATGCTCATCTACGTAAGCCTTGGCTTCTGAGTATGTGTCAAACTCTACTGCGGTGGCATTTACTGATGGGAATACCTCTGCATTGTCACCTTCCTCTGTGAGAGGTAACACCATCTTGGTTCCCTCATGTACTACCTTATACTTCTTTGTTAACTTGTTCATATCTTATTTCCTTTCTTTGCTTTAATGTTAAACTTATGATACCTTATGCAGGAATAACTGATACCGTGTAGCCTTTCTGCTGCAATGTTGAAACTGCGGCATCTGATGCTGATGTTCTGTTACCTGTTGCACTAATTACTTTATACCATTTTTCATCTGTGGTAAATGGATGCTTTACACATTGAGCTTGATTTATAAGCATTTGGTCTATATTAGTAATTTTAGGATTTCCTTCTATTGCTAAGATATATCCATTTGTATCTCGATTTGACCATGTTAAGTCTGTAGTTCCAATAGCTGATAGTACATAGGTTGAACTTGGAAGTTTTGCAATATCGCCATTTATGTTTACATTTTTTAAAGCAATTGCGTTAAGTGAACTTAAACCATATAGATATTTGACATTACCGGTTACATTATTCAACATAATAACTTTAGCACGATTTAAATTTCCAACAGTAGAAAGGTCACTGCTTGTATTTGTCTTTTCAATGTTTAAATCCTCTAGGAGAGTCAAATTAGAAAGGTCTGCTTTTCCAATAAGACAAAAATTCCTATCTATAAGTCTTTTTATCGACTTACTATAATTAAAGCAAGACACATCAATAATGCAATTACTTCCCTTGGTTTCAATCTCTGTAATATCATATTTTGATGTGACAGATATTTCATAAGTACCATTGGAGAAATGCACTTCATTCATATTCTCTGGACCTAATGTTAAGGTCTTGCCAATATTATTTGTGTCAGTATTATCAAGGAAATGACCATCTCCAATAATGGAAAGATTAAGTTCTTTATTTGCTTTTAACCAAATGTTACGTTTGGAAGATGGGGCATTAATTACTTTAATTCTAAATTCCCCTAGTTTTAGAAGGGTATTGTTATTTACAACACCATTTAATTTTGTTACTAAACATTTTCCCATAATATTCTATATATTAAATTAAACATTTTTGATTCCATAAACTCTATATGCAGAATAACTGTCTGATTCAAATTTCAACTCAAATATTTTCTTTTGGTTTTTAAAATCATAAATCCCTATATTTGGTGTACCTGCACTTCTTAAAGAACCCCATGATACTAAAAATATGCCATCTGCAAGTATATCTACAGAACCCATATAACGACCTCTATAAGACTGATACGTGAATGAATTGAAGTTCTTGACAGCTTTATTCTCGGTATCTATGTTAAATTCTACAATTCTTGACGAACCACTGGATTTATTGTCAAATAAAGTATATAAACCTTCATTATTTACAATAGCATCATGGCATTCATACCACTGCTGCTCAGTAGTAGTTTTTATACGCGTTTCAACATCATAGTTATAGCTACTACCTCTGTTTCCTCCAATTTTCCAAAGAATATCGCCTATAGTACCTATATGAGTATCATCTGACCATGTACGAGAAATTACAAGAATTTGGTTTGCCTGTTTGTTATTTAGCACAAGATTATTATCTTTATCAATACAGATAGTATTATTGTGCAAATAGTCTTCATTATTACCTTTGTAATGACTATCTTTCCAAAGCTCTGGGTAATCTTCTGATTTCCATAACCAAACACGTTTACCATTATATTGTTCCTCAACATGTAGTGATGTCACCGTCTTTTCTTCTCCATCTACTATAGTTTTTTGATTACCTACATATCTTTGAGATATTATATGAAGAGGATTTACAGATAGTACCAAGCAGTCATGAGGCTCTATCTTATTGCCTTCAGAATCTCTTATGTTGCCTTTAACTAACTCAAAAGTCTCATCTTTAGCCTTATATATGTTTAATTCACCATTTGATGAATTTAGATTACCATCAACGCCATAATAGTATTGTACACCGTTTTCTTTTATCAATCGAGGGCAATTTACCTTTTTCTTTAAATATCTGGAAACTAGCCCATTTGTTCCTAGCTCAAGAAGATACTCCGTCCCTCCTTCAATCGGGCACAACACAAGTGATTTGTAGTAGTCGGAAAAGCTTCCACTAATTGTAAATTTAGGAAAGTCAGATGGTAACTCTGATGAAGGTATTCCCTCCAACTTTACCAAACTAATCTGTGGAGAGCCTTCTAAATCTTCTACATTAAGAGAGTAATATCTACCACTACTTCCTTTTACGTAAGTTGTAATTCCAAGCTCTATGTTTTCTTGTCCAACTTTGAGTTTTGGGATGCGAATAGCATCTTCTTCTTTTGAAGGAACATATTTTGCATTTACTATTCTTTCTGTATCAAGAGCGTTAAGCATTACTACCATAACTACAGAAACTGCTTTTGAGAAGTCTTGATTTTCTGATGCCTTAATTTGGAAAGTAGGCTTATAAGCAACATTCCTTACGTCTCCTAAGATGTTGTCATTCTTATCGAGAACCACAACTATTCCAGTGCCGAAATCATTACGAGTAAACCAATCACCCTCCTTGCATGGAATATTATTAGAGTAGCATCCAGTAGCTCCAGCTTTTCTTCCAATAGCATTAAAAACTTTAGTAGCAAAATCAGAATCATACGTTCTAATCTTGTTCTTGTCAAAAAGATTTTCCAAACTATAATCTACAACTCCATCAAGTTTAGATAATACTATTTCAGAATCATCTATAAGCTTTGAATCTACATAGTTTTTGGTAGCATATTCTATTTTATTTCCTTTTTGATAAAATTGCTCTACTTCCATTCCATTTTCATGGCGAATACCATCTGAGTCTCTGTAGGCAAGTACATTGTCTTCTGCATCAGTAACAATCTCAGTTCTACCCTCTGGGTCTTCAATATGGGAAAATTCTTCTGGGATAGTTTCTGACTTTACCTTATAGAGATAATGACTGCCATCAGGAGCAATATATCCAATCACCTTACCATCAGCATCTGTTTCAATAGAAAGATATTCGTCATTGATTATTGTAGAAAGATGTGCTGTACGTTTTTTGATGTCTGCTATATCAATAATATCATTGGCAATAAAGGTACTAATATCAATACCACCAACAACCATGTGACCATCATCAGCACGGAAACCACCTAATACTTTGTTTTCTGCATCTTCTACTGCAATGGTATACTCATCATTAGAAATATAGAAGAAGCTGTCTGCAACATCAAGGTTTATCAATCCCTTACCATCTTCTTTTGGCTGGAAAGTTTTAAGAGCTTCCTTGATAGCCTTAATATCATCAAGCCACTGAGCCTTGGCTGCCCAGCTAGTACCATCTTGCTGAATACCAAGAAGAGGATGATTAGCTGCATCAAGAATTACCCAAAGGAACTCTTCATTCTGCTCAACGTGATACATTTCATTGAGAGGATAATATGGCTCGCCAGTTGCTCTGTAGAAACCAAAGAGTACTCTATCCTCTGAATCAACTACAGCCTTAATAAACTCTTCATTCTCAATTACCATAAAGCGCTCTTTTACTTCATCCTCAATAAGGGACTTGCCTTCCTCTTTATCAACCTTCGTGTCTTTAAGGTTTTTAATGTCTTCTCCTAACTTGGTGCTGATACTATTGAGATTTGCAAGGATGCTTGTAAGGGTCTGAGTATTATCAATACTAGCAAAGAAGTTCTTCAACTCCTTCAATGTGTCAATAGCACTTGTAGTATCATCATCACCCAAGATAGTGGTAATCTTATCAGCCAATAGATTTACTTGTGACTGCAATCTGTCCTCTACTGCACTTGTCTTACAAAATACTGGAGTACCATCCCACTGAAAACCGAAGAGAAGTTTGTCTTCTGCATCCACCTTGGCAAAGATGAACTCTTCATTCTGAATGTAGCGGAAAGGAGTTTCTACTACCGTTCCTTCCTCATCCTTGATAGCTGTCTTGTCAACAACCTCATCTACTGCACTTTGGATATTTACTGCGGAAAGTTTTGACTTCTCATTATCGTAAGTAACAGCAGTAGCCTGACTTGCACCACCAGTAGCAGCAATATCCTTGATGGTTTCTTCCATCTGAGTACTGCGAGTCTGCAATAATGAAATGTCTTCATCGTTGGCGGTGATTTGCTGCTGCTTATCATCTAGCTGTCTCTGATATTTTTTCAGTGTATCATCTACGTTCTGAATGGTTTCTACCAAATCCTCAGGAAGACCAGTAGCTGCATTAATAGTCTGGCGAAGCTCTGGGTCTAACTTCTCTACACCAATGGTGTTGTCTTTCAACTTTTCTTTGGTGATGGAGTTCTCTGCCAACTTCTCATTGGTGATACTTCCATCCTCCAGTTTCTCGTTGCTGACAGAACCATCTTGGAGATTGGTGTTGCCAACAGAATCAGCAGCCATCTTTTCGTTGGTGATAGCACCATCCTTGATTTGCTGAGTTGTTAACTCATCAGTGATATTGACCTTCTTGTCGAGCGATTCCTTGACGGATTCTCCCGATTCCTCGTCCTTGACGTACTTTGAATATGTCAGAGTCTGGTCTTTGCGCCCACTGATGAGGATGCTGTTGTATTTTTTCTTTTCTGCCATATTATTCTTTTAGTTTAATTTGATATTCGTTATCATCCCCTGCTACAAGTTCGTCTGACCAATAATAGTAGAGGTCACCTAGCTTTGTGGTGTTCATGGATGCCTCGAAGCCGCATTGGTTGAAGATGAGCGGCTGGCGGCTTGCAAACCAGATGTATGGTTTCTCTTCCGTTGTTGTGATGGTAAGAGTCTGACCGACAAGAGTGCCTTCGTACATTGTGAGGTCTTCCATATTCAACTCGCTCATATTCTTGGCTGACGATGCACCATAATAGCTTGCCTTGACGGTTCCACTTGCTGTGATGGTAACATAGCCTGATACGGCTGGGATGAAGACCTTGTGTGTGTTGCTGTTGTAATACTCAGCAGTAACGTCCTTTCCGTCCATGATAACCTTCACCTGACCGATGCTGAAACCTTCTATAGGCATGAACTGAGCTTCCAGTTTCTTTCCGTTGCTGATAGTTCCGTTAATCACGAAGTTCTCCTGACTCTCCACCATTTGGGTTTCACCATTGATGGTGTAGCTGAATTTGGCGTTATCAACGATGAAAGAAATAGGGCAAGTAGACTGATTCTCTGTCACGATGTAGTATCGAAGGTTGAATAAGCCAGTATGCTCACCTTCCGTGATGCCGATAGGAACATTACTCATAGAGTTGTGTTCTACGATTCTCAGAAGGTTTCGCTCGATGCTGACCATTTCGCTACCATCATACTTCCATGATACCCTGACGTTATAGTTTCCGTAATCAAGGGTGGAAGGAATGTCGCATATCAGTACGTTGCCTTGGATTCCTGCTACTTGAACTGGAACAGAAATTGTATTGCAGAAACAGCCCGACAACTCAACTCTGATGTCGGTAGCCAGATTCATATCGAAGTCAATGAGTCTCTGGAACTCTTTCGATACGTCCATCTTCCGCACCAAGATGTGGAGTTTGAAACTATTTCCTTGTACTATTTTATAAATCATATTTGGTACACATTATTAATAATAGGCAAAGATAGGCAGAATTTTCTCCACCTATCTTTTATCCGTTTATTTAGGGCAGAAAAATTTTAGATTAAGCCCTTCCATCTGAGAAATTTGCGCTTTCGGCTGCGCTTTCCCTTCTCACTCTTGCAGTTGGTATGGTAGACACAATCCTTGAAGAGGTCTCTGACCTTCATGTCGCTGTCTACCAGTTTGGTTTTCTTGAATGCCTCGAAGAGTGAGCGATTCATAATCATGAGGTTGCCCTTCTGCGTAGGAAGAACATAGAAGATTTCACCATGGTTCTTCTTGGATGCGTAGTCTGCCTTAGCCGTAGCTTGGCGGTACATGATTTCGCACTTGATGCGCTTGAAAATCTTTGTTACTTTCATAATCGTAATTATTATTGTTTGAAACTATATGATGGTTGCTGCCGAAACAGAAACCTTTCTTCTCATTACTCTTGTCTGAATCTGTATCATCTTAGGCATTTCCATTTCATTGAAACAGATGTGGAGTCCGATGGCTCTGGTCATGAGCAAATCATCGTGCTTTCCGTCTGCTGCCTCGTATACGGTTCCGTTCTTCTCGTAGGTGAGATATTCATCTAAGCATCTATCGTCTCGCTCTACATAGAGTTGTTCACGGATAACCTGAACCAATACTGAGATAACCATTGGCTTGGTTGCCACGTTGGTATGGAATCCGTACTTCACTGGAACCTTATTCTTGATGTCTGATTCACTCTGCTTGCGTGCATAGAGGTTGTCGTATACGTCCTTGATTTGATTCAGGATGAACTCAGACTGGTCACCACCTTCCAAGATGTGCTCCTTGTCTTTCGTCTCCAAGGTGTTGGATTCAATCACCAACAGAGCATCGTTGTAGTATTTGGCTATCTGAGCCGCCTTCCATGCCAGCAAGTCCATATCAATATGCCCATACCATTGGGCTACCACATACGGCTTGCCACCTTCCATCATCCAATAGCGGTCGAAGACACAGATAACAGACCAGTCGGCATTCTTGCTACGTCCACCAATATCCACTACGACCAGATAGCGGTTTATCACCTTGCAATCATCAAAGGTCTCAGGCTTGCTCCATATCCACAACTGCCCCTGCTTGTCTTCACAGAACCGTACATTCTGCATACACTTCTTGCCTTTGTAGCCATCACCATAAACATCACCGATGAATTTAGGTGCTCGGCATCCCTTGCGGAATTTGTCAACCTTGTCTTCGGCAAACACCTTGGCTCCTGAATGCTTGAATGCTTCAATATCATCGGTAGGGTAGCCAGCAGCCATATCGGCATGGTCGGTGAATTTCCTGCGCTCGGCAATATACCAGTTGATGGCTTCGAGTGGAGCACCAAGCGTCCATAACTTCCAAAGATAGGTACATGGCTCCTCTCGGTCGGACATCATATTGGTATTGTTGCGGTTCTCGTATAGCCATTTGGCAAACTCCTCTTTCTGTTTCTTGTTTTCAAATTCAAGATGATACATATCGTATATCTCGTACCAAGGAACAAAGAATGGTTCAAACTGAGATTGTCCCTTTTTGGCGGCAAGCCATTCCTTGTGGAAGAAGTTGCCAGTACCATTGGCTGTGGATTCATAGGCAATCATCGTGTATGGTCGGTACAAGATACCGTTTGTAGCATTCTGTACTACCTCCTCAGGAGATTTACCATCTGTCTTTTTCCACAAACCAACCTCGGAAAGGTGTACCAAGTTGTAGTCTTCACCATTGGCTGACAACGGTCGTTCCATGGAACCCACCTTAATCTTGCAGAATCGCTGAGGAACCTTCTTTACATTACCTGATGTTCCTACTCCAACAAACTTCGGTTCGTTCTCAGAGAACGCTTCTCCCATTTCGTAGAGGAACTTGGTAGGGAAGTTTTTCAGAGCTTCCTCGAACATACCTCGAATGGTCTCTGCAGTGTCCTTCACCTGAGCCACGATGAGCGAGTTGAGACCCTTCTGCCACATGAGTTGCAGCCAGAGAAAGTACATCTGAATGACCGTAGAACCTCCCCATTGTCGGGCTTTCAGCAGGATGAGACGGATAGGGCGATTTTTCTTTCTTCGCTCCTCCAGCCACCTGAGCAGTCTGCGCTGCGGTCTTCTTAGCACAAAGCGGAAGGGGAGACCTCCACCTTTCGGTTTGATATAGATGAATGTGGCAAAGAAGAAGAAAGGGTCGTGTTTCATCCTGATGCGAGTGAACTGCTCCACCAGTTGCTCAATCTCTTCTTCTAGGTCGTATGGTTCGTCTATATCCTTGTGCAGTTCCTCGATTACAGCCTTGCAACTACCAAACTCGATGAGCATCTTGACGAGCGGAATCTTCTTCATCGAAACTGGAAGCTGCTGTCTCTGAATCGGGAAATCAGGAAGGAAGAGCAGGAATCGCTTATCTCCACAACCTTCACCCTTGATAGGATTGAAAGGTGTGTTGATTTCCTTGATTCGTTTCTCGTTCTCTTTCAGGATGCCCAGTACATGTTTGTCTACAGCATCAGTCAGTTTGGCGGTTACTTGTCTTGGCATAGCGGTGCATTTAGATAACCCCACAACAGACCAAGTACATAGCAATAGATGTGGACTCCAACTGCCATGCAAGGGAAGAAGATTCCAACACAGATATATAGGAGAATGGTGAGATTGTATCTTACCTTATTCTCCACGTATGGGGCGATAAAGCCCATGTAAGCATAGATAAATCCGCTGAGACCGATGATTGGTAGGGGAGAGGTGAATGGATAGCTGATGGCTATGAGATAGAATGCCACCAAGTGACCGATGCCACAAGGGATGGCTCGGTAGCATTGATGGAAGACATATAGGTTGATGGCTGCATGAAAGATATTCTGATGAAAGAAAGGGTAGCTTAGTCGGTTCTGAATAGAACAATCGTCAAAGAGACCCATGCCATCATATCCAAGAAAAGTGATACACATTATTATAATGTACCCAGCATAAAGCGCAATCTTCTCTTTCGTCTCTCGTAGCATCTTTGCTTCTCCTCCTTTCTCACCCTGCTAAGAATTACGTGTATGCTTTGAGGAGTCAAATAGAAACTGGGTGCTTTTTCAGCACATACACGTTTGATAATATCCATATTACTGAGATATGGCTCATTACTCTTACGAATCTGGAATCGTCTGAAAATCTCCTGATACATTTCCTTTCGGGTAGGAATCATGTTATCAAGAGGTTTTCCTTTCAGTAATTCTAATATGACTATATAAGCACGGTCTTCTGAAACCCAAAATCTTCTGCTCGGAGATTGGGCTAGCTTTTCCTCAATCTCTGAGAGTCTGATATTGTCTCTTACATTAATAATTTCTTTGTAAGCCCTCAATAAATCAGCATCACGTTCCTCTATAAAATAGCATCGTGAATCCTTATATTTCATATCTGACCCTGCAAATATACAAAAAAGTATTGAATTAGTCGCATCCGATTAGACTAAATTAACGGATAAAAGATGAAAATCGGAAAAAAGCATTAATTTTGGGCATTGATTTATAAATATACACATATATATATGGACGATAATACAAATATTGAGCAGAATGCTGGTGCTGCAAAACAGCAAGATACCAAGACCAAGAGAGACTTGGCTTTGGAGCGTTTGAAGACCCGTCACCCTGATACGGAGTATGCGGATGATGAGGCTATGTATGGAGCCATCAATGATGATTATGATGCCGACCAGAAGGCTTTGCAGGGTTACAAGGATAACGAAAAGGCGATGGGCGATTGGCTGGGTAGTGACCCTGAGGCGGCTACCTTCCTACAAGCGATGAAGGCTGGCAAGAGTCCTTACGCTGAGTTGATTCGTACACATGGTGAGGATGCCATTGATTACTATTCAGACCCTGACAATGCGGACGAAATTGCATCGGCTCAGTCGGAGTTCTTGCAGAATGCTGCCAACGGCAAGAAGTTGCAGGAGGAGTATGACAAGAATATGCCTTCCAGCTATGAGGTATTCGACAAGTTGGAAGAGAAGTATGGAGAGGAAGCTGTGAACGATGCTATCGACCAGTGCTTTCAGACAATGCGCAATGTGGTGACTGGCAAGTTTACAGAGGAAATGATTACTGCTTTTATCAAGGCTAAGAACCATGATACCGATGTGGCTGATGCAGCCCATGAAGGTGAGGTTCGTGGCAAGAACAGCAAGCACGTCAAGAATCTTGAACTGAGAAAGAAGGGCGATGGTACTGCTGACCTTGATTCTGCCAATGCAGAGACCAAGCAGACGGATAACCAGCCTGACTTTGGTGCAGTAGGAAGAGCAGCACGTAGGGGTAACATCTGGGAGCGTGGCAACGAGAAGAGAACACGCATTAGATAATTCGACAATGTGAAAAGATAATATATAATGTTTAATTAATTTATGATAACAATGAAGAAAAGTACATTTAATCGGCTGCTTTCCGTCTTCCTGATGGTTATGGCAGTTATTTTTGGAGTGAATGGTCAGGTTATCATGGCTGAGGCGGCTCTGCCTGATGGCGGTACGACCGATAGTGGTCATGCTGCTGAGGCAGGTGGGGCTACTGCTGCCGATGATGCTGGCAATGGCGGTGCGGCTCGTCAGGATGATGGTATCGCTGCTGAGGGAAAAGGTCGTGAGCACTTTAACGAGAATGGTACTGAGTTCTATGAGAACGACATCAACGACAAGATTACCAAGATTCGTCCGATGGCTACTCCAGTTGACCAGATTTCACGCTATGCGACAACCAAGCCTGCTAGTTCGTTTGTAGTTGAGTATTGGAGTATCGGTACACGCCCTATCAAGACAACCGTCAAGGAGGCGACCGTGGAGAGTACTGGTACATCTATGGTATTGAAGGTAGAAGACCCTGAAATGTTTACGCTGGATGATACCATCCGAGTGGTAGGTGTTAAGGCGATTACCAATTATGAAGGTAAGGCTTATGCAGACCTTACCGATGAGCCTACTCCAGACTTGGAACTTTGCGTTTGCGGTAAGGACACAGAGGGTTTCCCAATCGTGTTTGCCGTAAACGGTAATTTGGTAAAGAAACAGGCTATCGGTATTCCTGTCTTGAAGAAGGGTCAGAAACTTATCCGTATGGCTAAGAGTTGCGGTGAGTTGGACGTACAGACTGGTCGTTTCAACAACCTTCCAGATTCTGATATTCAGTACTGCCAGAACTTCATGATTCAGGTTGAGGAGAGTACCTTCAACAAGATTGCTGCTAAGAGAGTAGATTGGGACTTCTCAGACATTGAGGAGGATAGCATCTACGATATGCGCCTTGCGATGGAGGGTACTTATCTCTTCGGTGATATGGCTTGTATCAAACATACTACCAAGAACAACTCTGCCCAGTGGTTTACCAAGGGTATTTGGTGGATGGCTGGTAAGGATATTGAGGTAGGTCATGTTGCTACTGCTGACGATATTAAGAAGGGCTACGGCAAGAATGAACGAGTGATTACTGATTTGGAATTGGTTGACATTTCAAAGGACTTGTTTGTTGGTACTGGTATCGGCAACAAGCGCAAGGTGATTATCGCTGGTTCTGCCTTCGTGAGTGCATTCAGTAAGATTGACTCTGACAAGTTCCGCTTGAAGGACACCGTAGAGGTTTGGAATTTGAAGTTCAAGAGTTGGGAGACTGACTTCGGTGAGGTACTGATGATTCACTCTGAGTTGTTTGACCTCTTTGATATGAGTGATTGCGGCTTCGCCCTTGACCCTGAGTTCTTGGTTAAGCGAGTACACTTGTCTTGGACTCGAAACGTGCTCGACTTGAAGAAGGCTGGCATCCGTAACACCGATGCAGTAGTTATTCAGGAGGTAGCTTGTCTGTACTTGAAGTACCCTAAGGCACACGCTCGTATGCGCCTTGCTGCGGTTCCTGCAACAGATAGCCTTTCTGATACAGAGGTAACCAAGGCTGCTGCCTAAAAGCAGGTAGAATTGCAAATTATTCATTAAATAGTGAGGGGTGTGGGCACTAGCCCCATCCCTTTTTTAGTAACACTTATATAAATAAGGTATAATCATGTTTAATAAATATCAAGCAGGTACTGATTTGGCATTCAGCGTTATTGTAGGTGATGAGCGAATGCGTATTGTTTTTGAGGGTAAGACCATGGGAAGTAGTGTCTATATGACAAGAGACCCGAAGGTACAGAAGGCTATCGAGTCTCATTATTGGTTCAACGACAAGTTCTTCTTGGTGGAGAGTGTTGACGAGAAGAAGGAAGCTGCGGAAGCCAAGAAGAAGGCTGCTGCCAAGGCAAAGAAGAAAGTGGCTGACGAGAAGAAGACCCACGTAGTGACAGACGTTGAGGATGCCAAGGACTATCTGGCTGAGACCTATGGTGTGAGCCGTTCCAAGATGAAGACCAAGGAAGACATCTTGGCGATTGCTAAAGAAAAGGGTGTTGAACTAGAAGGTTTAGAGTAATGGTAGAATATGCTGTATCTGATTTAGTGAAAGAGGTGAAGGTGCTCTTGGATAGAAACCAAGAGTCTGCTGGTTTGCTGGCTCCTAGCGATTCTGATACACTCTCGCAAGCAGAACTTATTGAGAGTAAAATCGTAGATGCAGCAAGAATCATTCTTTCGGATGCTCCTGAGGTGGAAGGTACTTCGTGTAAGAATGCTGTAACGTGGACGGATAGCAACGGCTATTACGTGGGTAAGATGGTTTTGCCTACCGATATGCTGAGAATCCTTTCTGTGAAGGCAGAAGGCTGGAACCGTCCTGCCGAAATCATTTCAGAGAGCGATGATGCCTACAAGTATCAGAACTGCAAATATGGAGTCAGGGGAAATCCTGAGCGACCGATTGCGGCTATCGTGCATACGGCTAACGGCAAGAGTATCGAACTATATACCAGCACAAAGCAGGATGCTACGTTGGCATTCATCTATGTTCAGGTTCCATCTATCACTACCGAACAGAAAATCAGTCTGCCTTCCGTCCTGAAAGATGCCATCTTATACATGGCTGGTTATCTCACTTGTATCAGCCTTGGCGATACCGATACTGCAAGCGGATTCCTTGGAGTGGCTAGAAAGTTGGCACATATTGTTGAACCTACAACATCATAAATTATGGCAAAGAAGAAAGAAGAAACCAAACTGCTATCGTTGAGTAGGGTGCTTGACAAGGAAGAACTGGATAGCGTGAAGGCATCCAAGAACCGATTTGACAAGCCTTACGAGCGTGCCTTCTCTATCTTGCTGGAGGCTCAACGATACTATAACAATATGGATAACTTCCGAAAGCGAAGACTGAGAAACAAGCGATACTGCTATGGAGACCAGTGGGGCGATACCATTGAGATCAAAAGCAAGTGTGGCTTTACTAAGCGTATCAGGGAGGAAGACTATATCCGTGAGCAGGGTAGTGAACCATTGAAGAACAACCTTATCCGTAGGTTGGTGAAGAATGTGCTGGGTGTGTACCGCTCTCAGAGCAAGGAACCAACATGCAATGCTAGAGATAAGGATGAAAAACGATATGGTGAGACCATGAGCGTGGTGCTGCAATGTAACCGACAACTGAACCGAGAGACGGAACTGGATGCCCGAACCATGGAAGAGTTCCTGATAAGCGGTGCTGCTATCTATAAGAAAAAATATGGATGGCGAAGAGGTAGGCTGGATTGCTGGACGGACTACGTGAACCCGAACAATTTCTTCATAGACAACAATATGAGGGATTTCCGTGGTTGGGACGTGAGTTGCTTGGGTGAGGTACATGACATTACCATCGGTAACGTGCTGAGAGAGTTTGCCAAGTCTCCTGCTGAAGCTCGTAAGTTGAAGGAGATATACCGGTTGGCGGCTAACCGAGATTTCGTGATTGCAGACTGCACTCAGCGATTCGGTGAGTTTGACCCTAAGACCATCGACTTTATGAATCCTGCCAACCCTTCGCTCTGCCGAGTGATTGAGGTTTGGCGAAAGGAGAGTAAACCGAGATACCGATGCCACGACTACAACAATGGCGATGATTTCAAGATTGATATTGAGGATAAGGCTGATATTGTAGATGCAGAGAACAGAGACAGAATCAGGCGAGGTATGGCTGCTGGCATGCTGGAAGAGGATATTCCTCTGATTGATGCCGAGTGGTTTATGGATGATTACTGGCATTTCTACTATCTTTCTCCTTTCGGTGATATTCTGAGAGAAGGCGAGACTCCTTATGCTCATGGTGAGCATCCATACTGCTTTAAGTTCTATCCGTTTATTGATGGCGAGATTCACAGCTTCGTGGAAGATGTGAATGACCAGCAGAGATACGTGAACCGACTTATCACGATGTATGACTTCATCATGCGTGCGAGTGCCAAGGGTGTGCTGCTCTGTCCTGATGATTGTCTTCCTGATGATATGAGTTGGGATGATTTCTGCGATGAGTGGAGTAGATTCAATGGTGTGGTGAGATACAAGCCAAACAAGAGCGGTCAGGTTCCTCAGCAAGTATCGAACAACTCTACGAATATCGGCATCGGTGACTTGCTCAGCTATCAGTTGAAGTTCTTTGAGGATATATCGGGAGTGAACGGAGCATTGCAAGGTAAACCAGGAGTATCAGGTACGAGCGGTTCGCTCTATGCACAGCAGACACAGAATGCTACCATGTCGCTGCTTGATATATTGGAGACATTCAGCCAGTTCATCATTGATGGTGCTTACAAGACCGTGAAGAATATGCAGCAGTACTATGACGTGGCTCGCAACTTCAATATCGTGGGTAGGGCAGGACAGATTGTACACTACGACCCTAAGAAGATACGAGACGTTGAGTTTGACATCAACATCACGGAAAGTACGGCTACTCCAGTATACAGACAGATGGCAAATGAGTTCCTTATGACTTTGTGGCAGAATCAGGCTATCACGCTGGAGCAGTTGTTGCAAGTAGGAGATTTCCCATTTGGAGAGGAGTTGTTGCAATCGGTTGTATCCAACCAGCAAGCCATTCAGAATGGTGAGACTCCACAAGGATTCTCTCCTCAGCTTCAAGCACAAGTGGCTCAGGCATCACAGAGCAATCCTAAGGCTCAGGCGATGTTGCAGCAGATGATGAGTGGTCAGGGAGTGAGTCCTGATGGACAGAACCCACCGCTCGCTGCTTAGTTTATAATTTATAGTTAATTGTTTATAGTTATGATTGCAGACAAACCAAGTGACAAGGAATGGTATGGCAAAGGGAAACCTGATGCCAGCCAAGGTGGCAACCCGAATGGTGGTGTTGCTTCAGAGACCCAAGGTAGGGAGAATAAGCCCGAACTTTACGAGAATGACGTTATCGGAAAGGTGGCGAAACGCAAGGAAAGCGACATCTGGACGAGGGGTGGAGAGAAGAGAACCAGATTTAAGGACGAATAAAGAAATGAGGTGTTTTTTATCGTAACTGTATTTGTCTGATATTCAGATAGCTACAGAAATATCTACGAGTTTATGGTGCTGCGTTTAAGATATTCGTATCTTTGCAACATCATAAACTTTTAATTTGTATAGGTATGAATTTCGTAGATTTCGTAGAAAAGTATCAGCAGGAAATGGCTCCTGAACAGATGTTGGCTATAGCTAAGGCAGTCGGCAAGTATCTCTCATGCAAGTTGAGCGATGTGGAGGAGCATCATCTTTGTGCGATGGTGTATGGTGTGTTGAGCGAAGAGCATTTTGACAAACACTTTGCCGATGATGCTATCAGCAAGATGTGGTATGAGGATGCTGACGGAACCAAGCATACGGCTCCTTTCTTCTCGGATGATGAGATAAGAGAAGCCTTTGACAAGCATCAGGATGATATTTCTGACTATACCATCCATGATTTGGCTGTGACTATGAACCTGATGAGAAGTGACCATCATGTGATGCTGGAGCGATATAGCAAAGATGCTGATGAGTTGAAGGAAATGGTGGTTTTGATGGCTATCGAGTATCTGCAAGACCCTGACTGCTTGTATCCTACCAGCAAAATATGGCACACAATAAACGGATAAAGTAACTAATTGGAAATCATTTCTTATCTTTGCATATTATTAATAATATATAAATATAAGATATGACTCCAAATGTACGTGAAGAATTGCAATATGGTGCAGCTATAGGAATGCTAGTGAGTGGTGTTGTACTCACCTTCCTATCATTCTTTCTCAACAATTATGTGGTGTCTGATGGTGTGCTGTGGTATGTCAGTCAGACATTGGTTTACTCTGGAGCAATATTCGGGGTAAACGTTTATTTCAAGACAAAACTAGGCAACTTTGAGAGCAAGGTGAAGGATGAACTCGCAAGTATGCTGAAACAAGTGAAGGAGGGCAAGTAATATGAAGGTAACAAGAGAACAGATTTTGGCTATTATGCCGAATGCCAAGGATAAGGTGGATGCGTTTCTTCCTTATATCAATGGCTATGATGAGGTGTTCCATATTGATGCCCCTAAGCGAATGGCTCATTTCTTGGCTCAAATTGCACATGAAAGTGGTGAACTGAGATACACCAAGGAACTCGGCAACAAGGACTACTTCCATAGGTATGATGTGGGCAAGTTGAAGAACATGCTCGGCAACCTTAAAGATGGTGATGGCTACAAGTATCGGGGTAGGGGATTGATTCAGATTACTGGCAGAGCCAACTATCAGGCTTATCAGAACAGCAAGTATTGCACTGGTGACATCATGGAGAATCCTCAGTTGCTGGAGCTTCCGCTAGGAGCAACGAAGAGTGCTATGTGGTGGTGGTGGAAACATGACCTGAACAAACTGGCTGATAGTGATAGTTTCGTTGCTATTACCAAAACAATCAATGGTGGAACCAACGGCTTGGAATCAAGACGAAAGTTTCTTACAAGAGCAAAGAAGGTCTTTAATGTTTAGCCTATGAAAGTAAAATGGTACGATACTGATTTTTGGCAAGTAGCACTATACGTGATTGGTATCTTGCTGGTGGCTTTTCTTCTGTCGGGATGCAAGACAAAATACGTCCCGATGGAAAAAGTTATATGTCGGGACGTAGTAAAACACGATACGCTGCATACTTCTGACAGCGTTTTTGTGCGTGATTCAATCTTTCTCAGACAGAAGGGAGATACTTGCTTTCTTGACCGATGGCATGAGAAGACCGTCTTCAAGAATGTGTACAAAGTAAGAGTGGATTCCTTCCTGAAAAGAGACTCCATCCCAGTTCCCTACCCAGTTGAAAAACAACTCTCCAAGTGGGAGCAGTTTCAGTTGAAGTATGCAGTATGGTCTTTTGGAGCACTCTGCATGCTGTTAATCGTATTAGGCTATAAACTCTATAAAAAGATAAAGAATGGCAAATTTCACATTGACAATCACGAAAAGTGACATCTATGAGGAGGTGGCAAAAACTACTGCCTACATAGGCGCAAAGAACAAACTGGAGGATGGAAAGTCGGCATTTGACCAAGTATTTGTGACGGATGCAGACCTGACGATGATTGATAGGTTCTTCAATGAATCGCTCGATTCGTTGAGAAACGTGCTGAAACGGTTTGTCTCAGGAGTCTCAGTAGCAGACGTAACTATCACTTGGCAACTCGAAATGCCTAGCATATTTGATGATAACCTACTCGAATCAATCAAATCCTCTGCCAACTCATTCTTGGTGAACAGCATCATCGGGAAGTGGTGTGAGATTACCGCCAACGACAAGGTGAAGGAGTATGCAGATAACGCTGCTGCATTATTGCTCGACATCAAGGATAAAGCGTTTTTCAAAAAGAAACCAACACGAAAAAAAATATCATAGTATGGCAAGAAAAGATTTAACGATAACGTTGTATATGAGTGAACTCATTTATGACTTTCAGAACAAGGCATTCCTGATTGGGCGTAGCAGAAGAGCTGCTGACATGGATGCTGAGGCTGCCAGCAATATTCAGGCAAGTGATGATGAAGAAGACAAGAATCAGGCTTTGCGTAGCATTCAGAATGCGTATAGTCAACTGCTTGTGGAGTTAAGTGAATCGGTAAGAACCGGTAGCGGTACAACTGCATCTAACGAGTTAATTGATGGCGATACAAATATTACAATCAATCTATCCCTTCCATCCAATTATCCGCTTGCTTTGAAGGATGCACTTACAAGTTCTATCCATGACTACATTATCAACAAGGCTCTGATGGACTGGTTCGTTATTACCAATCCTAACGAGGCGAAGACTTATTCGGAATTGTCTGTAACAGCTATCAAGAATCTGCATGAGATCTTCAACAGACGTGAGAGACCAAGCAGAACGGCTCCTGACGAATAAGGAAGGAGGTGAGTATGAAAGAATGCAGAACATGCAATTTTGGTTATAAGGTAATGATAGAGCTTCAGAAGAAGGAACTGGTGTTTGACATCAAAAATACGGCTGCTGCCTATGCGGATTCAATCTCTAGTTCTGTAGAGGATTCACACCTGATTCATAACATCTATGATGTGGGCGAGGATGGCAATCGGGATAAACTGGCAAGGATTCTTGACTCAGCGGTAGAAGACTGCAAGGAAATGCTTTTCCGATATACCAAGATGGAAATGCTTGGAGGTGGCTTTGATTCCAATGAGTGGGAAGAGTGTATAGGTTCCCCGACAAATGATGAGGATGCTTATTATCTAGCCATGAGAATGCCAAGTGGATTCTCGAAGACAAGTGTGCATACCATGACGGTATACATTCACGATTATATTGTGAACCAGTCTTTATATGAGTGGTTAATGATTGTTTATCCTGATGGTGCTGATAGATTCTGGGCACTGGCTGAGGATAAGAAAAAGAAGATTAAGGATGCCAGCAACCGCTCGGCTGGTAGAGCAAGAATCGCTTTGCATCCATTTTAGGTTAGTCGTTTAAGGCTAAGATAAAGCAATGGTAGCTATCCATCACGGACTGCTACCCTTTATTGTAATTATAGAAAATAGTAAAAAAAATATTTATCTAAGTTTGTTCTGCCATCTTGGTTGGAAAGCAGTAGAAATGCTGCTGATGCTTTCATCAGCGTTCATCTTACCAATGACGGCAACTCTGAAATAGCGGTATGGAGAGCCAACCAAGTTTCTAAGACTATTGTCTATAGAAGAACCGATATAGAACCAATGTTTCATATCGTTGCTTCCAAAAAGAATCTGTCCGTTAGATTTGCTGGAGTCGCACGTCCAATAACCACGGATAAGACAAGTAAACATAGTCTTATGGCTATCTCCCTGACCAAGCGTTAATGGTCGTGTGCAGAAAAAGAAAGGAATGTTGTCACTCGGTTCTTCAACGTAAACATTAACAATCTTTCCTGCACCGTTGATAGCGTATGACTCAGGGTAGCTATTAACTCGCTTGGCGAACACATTCACCATCGTTCCCCACAAATTGTTTTTCAGGGAATACACATACGCATAGCCATAGCTAGGATTGAAGACGATGATACGGCTATCGTAATAGTCGTAAATCATGTCGGCATTTTTCAGATACTTCCTGAATCTAACATAGGCTACTTCTCCATCTTCAAAATCTTGTAGTTCAAGAATAGAGATAGGGTAGTATTGATTTTTCTTGGAATAGCTGTATATTAGAGTGAAGTCGAATGGAAAGCCATCCAATACATCGGTAATGCACTCAGATTCTCGTCCTCGCTGCATCATGATGCCTCGCTCGGTAGGGAACAGAACTGCATCATCAATCTGCAATATACCCTTAGGGTTAGAGCAAATATCTCTGTTGGCTGGCTGTCGGGCAATATAGGTTCCTTCTTCTCCAAGCATCAATACCCAAACACCTTCATCGGTAAAAGCGTAGAGTGGGGCGTCGCCAAACTGACCTTCGCTGATTGGTCGGGTATTTGCTGCCATTGCACTAATGATGGATGAGCCAACCTGAACACTATTCTTGGCAGGGAAGACTAGAGGATTCTCAGCTTCGCTCACTCTGATAAGTGAAGGCTGGTAAGAATCATCTGAGTTTGATGCGGCAAAACTATCTGCTTTCTGCTTGATTGCATTCCAGTCTGATTCCGTAATATCATACCAATCGCCTCCCATAATATCATCAATACCTCCAGTTAGAGTTTGCACGAAAAATGACAAGCCAAAATTAGAAGGGCTATATAATTTAAAACGTTTTTTACGATACCCAGATGTGCGTTTTTCGTAAACGACAATCTCTTTCACATCACTAATTGGCACAGCGATAATATCCTGATAGTTACCAATATATCCGTTCAGATAGTATGTTCCGTTGTTTGTCGGAATCTCGTATATGGCAGTAAGATATTCTTCATTCTTGTAGCCGTATGGTTGGCGAACCAAACTGGAATCTATGTTCTTTCTGATGCCAGCGATGTGCAGTCTGTTATTGTATGTAATAGCAGTAGTGCCGCCAAATGCTATTCGGTTGAGGTCGGCAAGAGAAATGTTTTCCTCTGCTTGCGTTGGCCTCTTAACAACTTTCGGATGTTCAAATTCACTAAGAGGAATGAATATCGAATGATAGAAAGGCATATTGCCGATTGTGTCGTGAACGTCTCTTGCGTTCATATCATCCAAAAGCACGTAGTCTATATCTCCATAATCAGCAGTACGGATTATTTTATAAGATTTATCTATCTGATAGAAACTTTCGCCATTGGTGAGGAATATATCAACTCCCTGAACAATATCCTCGTATTGCTGCAAGTTGCCCACTTCTCTAATATCTATGGTGTATTTGTTGATGCCGACACCTGATGTTATAGTCTTTCCGTTTGGAGCATCAGGTCTTACTGGGTCTTTGTATATGTTTATCTTTCTAGAAACAGCGTTAGACTCAGCACTAGGAAGAACGAAAGGGTTTGATATATTGATGTATGTACCATCGTAAAGACGAAGAGCAGCCACACCGAAAACATTTCTTTTGAGATACTCTGTTCCGAGTTCTGCAAGTTTCTTGTTGGCAATCGCATCAAGGTCTGTAAACATCTTCCTCGTACCAATAGCACTTGTATTGTAGTACAAATTGAGATTTCCATCCTCTACAATAAAGTATTTGTAGAAATCATCTCCAGCTTCTACCTTTAAGGTAAGGTCTTGATGATAAGTGTTGGCAATATCAATACCAAACTGCAAATCATCTTTTCCGAAAATAAGATAAGAACCAGTCTTCCATATAGCATATTTGGTAGTTTTAATACCAACAAAGCACAAGACGTTTCCGATGGCGCAAACGGAATTGACGTGAAAATCATCGCCAATCAGGAACTCTGTTGGTGTACCATCTACAGAATCCTGCTCTATCCATCTCCATACTTCCCTATCTTTCGGGTCCGAGGTACGTATGATATAGTGGGAGTGAATAGCCTGATTGTGTGTCACCTTATGAACCAGTTCTATTGAACTATATTGGCGTATGGTGATATTCTTGCTACTCTCTACTATTATCGGCTGCTGAATAGGGTGGAGTGCCCCATCCTCGTTGATGAGGTTGAGGCAGGTTGCCAACTCCCCATCCTGACAATCGTAGTCGGATGGAGAGTGGGTAAGCCCTTTGAGTATTACTTCTTGTCTTGTTGCCATGTGCTCGAATTTAAGTTTGGTCGCATGATTTCGTAATAAGGTTCTCCTTTGTCTAACTTGCGTGGGATGCAAGTAAGGCGAACCATTCTGTTGAGAGGAAGGTTGTACTCATCAAGGATGGCAGTGATGGAAGGGTAGTCACTTCGGAAACCTACCTTCTTATACTTCTGATTAAATTGAAGCTGAGCGAAGGCGGTGTTGGCTTTGCGAAGTTCTTCCCAGTCCTCACGCATGCAGAATCCGTATGTACCTCGGTCAGGTAGCCTGAATACGAAGATAGAAGTGTCTATACGTTCCTTCTGCATGATGTGGTCGTAGATGCCCTTGGAGAGCGTGACCGAGTTTGCTCTTCCGTCCAGAACCACAAAATCGTTGCGGTGTCTGAAACCATTGACTTTATCTATTAAATACTTGAATTTCATGTTGCAAATATAATATGAAAAGTGATAAAATGTATATTATCCGTTAACTTTCTCTTTCCGCTTGGGTCTGCCATTGCGGTTGCCATACTTGGTGATGATGGCAGATGCTCGCTCTGAGCGGTAACAGCCACATGATTTGGTTCGTCCGTCACGAAGAGCAGAACCTAGAACCGTACAACCCCTGCCACAATCACATTTGCATATCCAGAACGCACCATGCTGGTGGTTCTCTTTGTCAGATTTTCGGCAGACGAGTAATCTGCCGAAACGCTGTCCAGTAAGGTCTATAAATTTTACCATACTACTTCTCTGCCAGTTTCTTTGCCTCTTCAACTGATACTGGCTTTCCGCTAAGAGGAATGCGGAAGTCGAACTTAGAGCGGAAACCATAATAGCCTACGAAATCGAAGCTCTGTTTCATACGCTCGTCTGTGGTGATGTACTTCTTGTAAGCCTTCACCTCCTTCTCTGAACGGTATATGGTAGAGTTGACGAAGTAGGAACTGGTTCCCTTGTTAGCGATTACTGCAATAAAGAACTGCTTACCAAGGAACTTCTCCTTGATGCGCTGGATAATTGAGATTTTCTTTGTATTCATATATAAAATTTGATTAATTATTAAGAAGAATGCAGATAGGCTGCACTCTTAAAACTATTCGATTCCACAAGATACGATACCATCTTCTTTGTTGATTCCTCGGAAGTGCTCGCATCGCTGGCAAGCAAGGCTACCTATCATCAGAACTTCATGGGTATACTTGCCTGATATGCCGAATGGGCAGGGAGTGATGTACTCGAAGTGCCCACCGACAAATTCGTTGACGGTATATTTTGGATATTTCATTGGTTACTTTAATATGTTTCGAGACTTTTGTAGTATTTTCTTATGACTGAAAATATGTTGCTTTTAGTTCTTCCGCATGATTTTGGCTCAGGGCAGAAATCTCTATATACACATTGAGGAACGCAAGCGGATGCAAGCAAATTATGTACTCCTTCACATCAGAACAAATCTGATTGTTAGCATCATTGATAATACTTTGTTGCTTGGCAACCTTTACTTTTAATTCTTCTTTTGTCATATCTTTTAAAATTATGCCCGAA